TATTATTTATAATTTGCATCGCTTTTGTCAATATTTTTAGTGTTAATAATTTCTCCCAAACTAAGTACAAAGTACTGTTTCCCTTCTTCTGCACCCCATTCACTCTTTCCTGTGCCTTGGGTGATCCTTTTCAGTTCAATAACAAACCATGGCGCATAGCTCCCATAGCCATTGCGAAAGATGATCCTATCATATTTCTTTCCGATAAGCCGCTTTTCCCAGTAAGGCTTGATCTCTCGGTATTCCTCCTTCTTCTCTCCTGAGAGAATAAGGTCAAACCAGTTTTTCTTGAGTGTAAGGTGTAAATTCATCTACTATAAATTTTAATCGTTTTGCTATTAATTCTACTATATCCACGGTTACGGCGTTGCCGATTAGCTTGTATCGTTGTGTTTTTGAGATACGCCTTATTCTCCCGTTATAATAGCCATATTGTGTCCAGTTATCTGGGAACCCTTGCAGACGTTCGCATTCGATTTCCGTGAGGCGGCGCATTCTACTAATGGCATAATTACTATTGTGCCTTGTCAGCGCTGGGCTTATTCCCCTTTCATCAAATACTCTATTCTGTTGATAGGGTTGTCTGCCGTTGGATTCAGTAGAAGGGTTTATCTGTATCACGGTCATATCGGAATGTAAGCCTCCTGAGTGTCCTCCACCTATGAGGGTAGCAGCAACCTTGGGGACTATATAAGTATCATAACTCCCCATCTTGGAGTAGCGGGCTGTTATTGTTCGTGCAAGTGAAGTTTTGAAATTTCTACCTCTCCAACCTTTTTCCCTTGCCTTCCTGTCAAGTAATTTATCATTTTCTCCGATAGGAAATACTCCTGGGATACTTTTTCCTCCAAGATGTCCGACAAGGTATATCCGCTCTCTATTTTGGGGTAAAACCCAGCTCGTATTAAGCAATTGCCATTCAAGTCTATAACCCCCAATGTTGGCAAGCGCTTGGATAATCGCCCAAAAGTCTGCGCCAGCATTAGAGGAGAATGCTCCCTTAACATTCTCCCAGACAAAAACACTTGGTCTGAGCTGAGCAATGAGGGCAATTGCGTGCGCGATAAGGCTACTTTTGGCTCCTTTAAGCCCCGCTCTTCTTCCAGCAAGTGAGAAATCTTGGCAATTGTGGACGACATAGTTTCCGACAGTGTAGGTGTTATCTCGTTCAACTGTGAAGTTGAAAACAGGGATGGTTGTTCGTTCTTTTTCATTTTTTAAAACCTTAACTACTATGTTATTATTTACTTTATAACTAAAAACTTCTCTCTTTTTGTCTATAATCCACTTGATAGAAAAGTAATTTTTTTGATGTACAATTCTATTGTTTATTTCTTTTAAAGGACTAACTTCTGTAAAGAATATTGAGGGCAACTCATTATATACTCTTAAAACTAAATGCCTAATACCATATGCCATTGATATGTTTTTAGATTGACATTGATAAGTTCTTGATTCTGAAATATAACATCCATCTCCATACATATATCCATCTAAAAATGATTTCTGTATATCAATATTAGCAGTCAATATAAAACTTGGAACAACTTTTTTATCGCTTCCTCTTCCTACGCTTTCACATAGTTTATACAATCTTTCATTTGAGATAATTCCTTTAACTCCCTTTCCTTCAAATTTATCATCAAAATAATAACTTATATTAGTTTTGTTTTTAAAACGTCCTTTGTAACTTATCTTATTTATGATGTTAGCAAAGTGTTGTTTTTCTTTTTCATGCATGCTAAAAAATATTCTATACAAAGGTTTGTTGTCTCTTTTCCTTATGGTCTTGTCAAGGTGTCCTTCTGCTAAATAATATCCCAATAAGTACGCTTCGTTAATATCAATATCACAATCAATATTTTCTTGTTGATTTGATACGACAACATAATGGTCATCACTCATATCCTTTGCTTCAATCCAAAAAGGTTCAGTCCAGGAAATATCATAATTCCTTTTTTTAGAATTGTATTTTAAATTTCTCTTCACAACAAGGAAAGGATGCTCAGGAGTACATACTATAGGTTCAGTATCTTTCCCTATTCTAATAGTGTGTATATAGCCACTATGGATCCTTTCATTGATTTGTGTCACGCTTTGCCACTTTCCTGTATGAGATAATACTTTATCGTTTAAACAAACCTCCGAAATATCTATAAAACCTCTATTTGTAAGAGTTTTAGTGCCTTTTACAAAGCAAGGCGAGCCGAAAGTGATAATGTCAATGTCTGTAAAGTCTCCTCCGTGAATAGAGGTAATGTCTCCGATGTATTTTGCATGTGGAAAATTGTGTTTATAGTTAGCAATAGCGTGTTTATCTATCTCACTAAAATAATGCTCTGTGAATTGGTAGCCTGCTCTCTGAAAGCCGAGCGCAAAGCCACCAATCCCGCTAAAAAGGTCAATGATTTTCATTTCTTCTTTCTTTCTTTAAATTCTGACACTGTATATGTAATTCCTGATAAGAGCAGACATACGATAAGCATTCTTCCGCCCCAACCTAATGTGGCTATATCAGTAGTCCAGCCTATAAAAAAACAGACTCCAAAAACAAACATAATCCACAATATGCTAATAGCTATTAGTTGAATAATTGCAAGTATTTTATTTCTCATATTTTCAATTTTTTTCACTCATTACCTGTTCCCCCTTCGGGGGTTAGGGGGTTTCGGGGGACTTCGAGGTCTTGGGGATTCACTTGTAACTCTTTATAAGGTATCCATTTACCTTTTACTTTTTGGTCATATACATACAGAATCTTTGATATGTCGTCTATTATCTTCTCTGTCAGGTTACGACTTTTTTCTTCAAATTCCCCCTTATGCGCCCGATATAATATCTCTGTTATCACACCTATTTGTGTGTCATTGAGTTCTGATGTTAGTGCAACACTATATTTATCATCTTCTTTTTTTATCAGCTCAATAGAGAGCTTCCCTAATAGTTGTTCTGTTTTCATAATTGTTACTTCTTTTTGTATCTTTTCTTTGTTTTGCGAATATTTTGCGAGTTTGCCAAACTATTATAGTAGGGGTATGGGTTTGTTATGGTAAAACTTCTACTTTCTTCCAATATTTCCATGAGGGTTTTCCCTTCTTTTTGTTTTTCTGCAATTTCTTTTTGTACAGATTCTTTGATTTTTTCAATGGTTTTATCTTTCATCTTTCACAAATTTATTGTTAATCATTTTTCCTTTTAAAAAGTTCTCTGTATTTAGAGGTCGTTATCTCTGTGCAATCAGCAGGAATGGGAACATCTGTCCAATCTTCTTCGATAAAAAAGCAAAAGTATTCATCATTATTCCAATCAAGTCCTATACAGTTAATAAAATCTCCCCCCCAACCTATACAGGCATTGAGTTCTCCCTTGGTGATAACAGTGGCTTGTTTGAACTCGGCTTGTAGCGCTTTCCCCTCTTTGGTATTCAATCGAGGCTTATATTCGTTCTTGCCTTTATTAACTAACTTCCATAATTTGACATCTACAATTGCACATTTGTGGAATGTTACAGAGGTGATTCCTCCTGCTACTTCCCAATGAACTCTCCTGAACGAGGTGAAGCCGTATTTTTCAGCTAATGCTTCTTGATCTTCAAGACAAACCTTTAATTTGTCCATTATCTTTTGAAACTTTTTACCAGTTTCACTTTCTTTCTTTGTAATAAAATACATTGGCATTATTTTAAATTTTTAATATTACTTATTCACTTTTTGCCTACTGGTGAGAGCTTTTCACTCTTCACTCTTAATCAGTCTCTCCTCTATACTCCCCTTTTTTCGGTTAAAGTCTTTGCGGAGGGTCTCATACATCAGGTCGCTTTCCTCTATATCGTACATCTCCAAGCGCTTTAGGATGGTGTCTTTGTACGGGATCTGAAACTGATGATAGTTCACCACTGCTTGTGTGTACAGTTCTCTCCGGAAGTGTTGGTCTATATACTTGAGCACTAAGCCTATTTTCTCCTGAGAGAGAATGCACCCCTTCTTCTCATACTGAGAAGCATTCACCGCGATCCGATAAGCATGTAGCTCTCCACTACGGGGGTGATACTTATACTCTGAGGCCATACTCTTGCGCTCCAAGATATGCAAGAGATACAAGCCTACATCATTATCACTCTTGAGCTGATACGGTTCTCCATACATCTTGCGCATGTATTTCAGCAAATACTTTGGTAGTAATAGTTTTATTTCCATATCTTTTTTATTTATCACTGGTTACTCTTCATCTGTTAGTGGTAGCTCTTCACTCTTCCCCTTTATCCTTACATTCTTAATGGGGCGTTCTTCTTCATCATACCCTGTTACCGAATCCTCGTAGCTGTATTCTATACGGGTAGCATGTTTCTCTACATAGTCCTGTATATCCTCCAATCGTGGTGGAAATATATCAAAGACACTTTTTACCAATTGCTCTAATCCTACAGGATTCCTTGGAGAATCCACATGACAGCCTATAAGGGAACCTTCGCGGTACAAGCCCACCACATAGGTGTAGCTTTTCTTCAGATATGCCCATATAGGCAATAGATCTCGCATACTGTCGAATACATGATACTTTATCATCGCTTTAGTTTTTAAAAAATGGTATTTTCATTCTCTGTGGGAGACGCAGGAGCAAAAGGGGAAGCTGTACGAATGGACTGCACCTCTATCTCTGCCAATAGCTCCTCACGAATACGCAATTTGCCAATGTCTATCTTCATGGCACTGGTAGGGCTATTGATATTGGTATTAATACGGATACTCTTCTCCTCACCCATATAGCTGCTGTCCTCCCTGAGCTGTCGGCGCATCTCACTTTTGCCAGGCGCCTGCTCTCGGTACTGGACAAACCATTGGCGCTGTACGATACTATATACAGTACTGAAGTTAAAGTATATACTCCCGCCCTCAGCCCGTAGGTTCGTATCTACTTGCAGGCGCTCCCCTTGCGTGAGGCGCATGCACACCATAAAGCAATCCCAAAAACGCTGATATACCGAGTCGCTCTCTATCTTACGCCTTTGGTTCTCTATCAGCGCATCAAAATGTTGCTCCATATCCTCCTGCCAAAAAGGGAATATCCCCTCCCGCTCGAAGATCCCATACACAGCATACAGCACCGCAAGGTTATCTATCATGCGCACAGGCACCCCCTTGATCGCCTCCCGCTCACTTAGCAGCCTCTTTTTCTCTCGATACACTTCTAAAAAATGCTCTTGGAATACAGCCCGCTTATGCAGCAGCCAGTCCGAGATCCCCGACACCCCCCGCCTGCACATATCCTTGAGCTTGTTGTAGGAAGCCTTTGCCTCCTCGCTAAACTCCTGCACCTTCATCTCCTCCCAGATAAGGCGAGTAATAAGCGCCTCTGCATCGGGGCTGTCATTCCCAGTAAGCAGCGTGGAGGAGATAATCGGCACTTCATCCACCGCAACCTTGCTCTCTATACTCCCACGCTTGTATCCGCGCCTATCCCATAACCCCTTGATGATCCCGTCCACTTGCGGATTGCCCCTCTTGTACTCCGAAAGCTGCGAAATCCCATTGCTGAACTGGGCAAACTCTCGTATCTGTGCCTTAATCGTGGAGGCTGACCCCTCCAACTGTATCGCCGTCTGTGGTTGCCCAACAAAGGATTGTATCGCTTCGCAAATATTATCCTTACCCGTTGAAGCAGGGCCAAAGTAAAAGAGGATAGGAAAGAATCCCGTACAACTCACCACGATATCCTGAAACAGCGAACCAATACCAAAGAGAATCCCCGTAATGGCATGCCCTCTATGTACCTTATACAACTGCTTGAGGTATTGCGGCAAACTCACCTCTGTGGGAATACTCCTAAACTTCTTCTGCGCCCCATACTTGTACATGTTTTTTTCAAAGTTCTTGTTAGCCGAAGGAATGTAGTAGCTGTCATGCTGATACTTAAAAAGCCCCTCCGAGTTGATCGCCTCTTCCCGCAATCCTGGGATAACGATTTTGTTATTCCACACCCAAAAGCCCTCCGCCTGCCAGCCTAATACGTCTATCTTGCGCCCCGTACCCATACGGTCAAAGAGGTACCGCAACAAGCGCTCATGCTGTGCTGCCGAGCCCGAAAACGAAAAGTTACCATACGAGGTCACCACATTCTTGAACGAGTTAAGGGTATTGATTTTCTCCGAGAGCACGTCAAAAATCTTCTCCACTCCATGTACATTACAGATACGGATCAGCTTCATTGGGTACTGCTCGTCCTGCATGTGCTGTATGATTTCTATGGAGAAATTGGAAATATCATAAAAGGCATTCCCCTTATCCGTACTACAATAGATACGATTCGCATGCTGAAATACCCCATATTCTATAATTTCCCGCCTGTACGCACTCGGATCCTCCACCTCTTTCGGAAACTGGTAGTTCTCCAAGGGGTCTTCCGTACCATATTGCGGAAAGTCTATGACTATCTCAGGAGTCTTGTAGTATTTTTTCTCCTCCTTGGGCTTCTCTATGGCTACCTTAATCCCAAAGCGTGCTTTTACCTGCTCCATATACGCCTCACGGGTCACCACGTCGGGGATTTTTCCGATAAGCTCCATGGCAAGGTCACTAAGCCGCTTCTTATCCTCAGGCATAAGAATCACCTTCTTCCCCTTGGTTTCAGCACGGCCAAGGGCTTCCTCATACGCCCCTTGCAAATAGTGTAGCACCGCATCACATCTCGCCCCCTCTATCAGCGCCACAGCACCCTCCCGCTGGCCTATGCTGTCGGGATCCTCCTTACCCTCGGAAGCAAACACCACCCGCTCGACAAACAAGCCCGCTTCTAAGGCCAGCCCCATGTCTCTGTAGGCAGCTGTTGCCCCAGCATTGTCACTGTCTCGGAATATAATGAGCTTCTTACATAGCTTCTTGATTTCGGAAAGGTGCTGCGCGCTTAGGGCTGTCCCCAGCGTGGCCACACAGTTACGCAACCCTATCTGATGCATCCGCATCACATCCGTATATCCTTCAACCAGATACACTTCCCCGCGCTGTGCCATGCTATGGCGCGCCAAGTGGAAGCCATACAAAAGCTCCGACTTGTGGAACACCTCACTCTCTGGGCTGTTCAAGTACTTAGGTGCACCCTCTTTCGCCTCCGAGGGCATCACACGCCCACCAAAACCCACACAATGTCCATGCTTGTCCGATATAGGGAAGATGATACGCCCCTTAAAGAAATCGTAATACCCCCCGTTCTGATACGCTTTGAGCACCCCAAGGGCTACCCCCTCACTCACCTGCCCGCGTTCCTTTAAGACTTCATACATCCCCGCCAAGGCATACCCAATCTCAAAGTCCGACAAAATCTCATCCGAAAACCCTCGCTCCTGCATATACTTTTGAGCAAGGGACAACTTTGGCAAATTTTCTTTATAATTTTCTTTGATAAAGGCAATAATCTCCCCAAGGCTTTTTTTCTCTTGGCGTTTGGCCTTCTGTGCTTCGGTTTCTTTTTCGTACTCAATGGGAATATTCAGCACCTCACAAGAGAGCTTCACCGCTTCGGGGAAGTCCATACCCTTATAGGCTTGGACAAACTCTATAACGGACTTTCCCCCTTTTCCGCTGGCAAAGTCTTTCCAAATTCCCTTCACATTGGACACCACAAAGCTCGGCGTACGTTCATTGGTAAACGGAGACAGCCCCTTAGCGGTACCATTGGATAGAATCTTATAGGAAGGATCGTGATATATACGGCCTATGGCTTCACACAAGTCACATTCGTATATCTTATCTATGATTTCATTTTTAATATAGGGCATTGCTTAAATTTTAGAGAATAGGGTAATAAATAGGTTTTGATTAGTCACTCTTCACTTAATTAGGGAAACATCCTCTCTTCCATTTCCTTACGGATTTGCTCCATATCAGCAGGGTAGCTGATACAGATCACACCCTGTTTTCCTAAAAAGTCCATCCGCCAATCCGCCACGGGGATAATCTCCCGCAGCTGGCCAACTTTTTTGAAGTCCGCAAAGGCAACAATATACTGTACCTCCCCCTCGTATATACGGAGGATCACCCCTTGTACGCCAAAAAGCGCCTCTATTTCCTGCTTGACAATGGTATATGCTTTCATAATCTTTTTACTTAACAATAATTCCTATAATAACCAGTAGCACCTATTTATTAAAGAGCACCTCCAGCTTCTCCACGATCTCGACATCGTCCCACACTTTTGGCTTGTGCTTTTTGCGAGCACGGCGCTTGGGGGGCATCTCTTGCTCCAAGAACTTTAGGAAGCGTTCCTTTTCCTCCTCACTTAGCTCCCTGAACACGATCAGTACAGTCTCCGCTGTCATTTTCTTCCTCTTTTGCGTAGATATCCTCCTCTGAAAGTCCATAGGCCTTATACACTTCCACAAAAGCAGCCAATAACAACAATTTTGAATGGCGCTTAGCTCGGGCAATAATAGCATACTGAGTAGTATCTTTCACCGCTTTGGCGATGTCTAATGAAAAATCATTATCTGAAAGAATTTTTTCAATAAGTTTCTTTGATGGCTTCATTTTTTTTCTTATATTTGGCGTTGTCAAACCGTTTTCAATTCGGCAACAAAGTTAATGATAATTTTCATTTAAAACAAATTATTACACGATAATTTTCATTTAGCATGGAGAAATTTTACAACAATATCAACGAATTAATTAATAATGAGGGGATTAAAATAACTTCTTTAGAAAGAAAAATAGGAGCAAGTCAAGGAGTACTATCACGTGCTATTCGCAAAAATTCTACTATATCTATAGATTGGGTGATAAAAATACTTGAAAAATTTCCTCTATATGATGCAAATTGGCTTCTTACGGGAAAAGGAAACATGCTCAAAGAGGGGGCTGACGCTCCTCATTTGGAGCCAAAAAACTGGATTGAAGACGATTTATCTCGTTATGAAGGCTCTCACGATCGGGCTGCTTTAGAACGGGTTGGGCTAAGATTAGATGAGATCTGTAAGGTGAGAAACATCAGTTATAGTGACCTTGCAAACCTATTAGAGATTGAAAGGATAACACTCCTTACTTATATTGCAGGAAATAGGAGAGTACCTGCGAGCTTGTTACAAACCCTTATACTTAAGATGCCAGAGATAAACCCTGTGTGGTTGCTTTTAGGATATGGAGATATTTTTAACAGAAAAATTATTCAATAAAATATTGTAAATCAAGTATATACATAAAAAATAAGAATACGATAACCGAATACAAATCACTCTTTTTTAACTTTGTAAGTGATTGATTTTCAATGTGAAAGGAAAAAGAAATTAATTCATTTTCAGTTCATAACCCAAAGGTCACGGGTTCAAATCCCGTCTTCGCTACTAAATAAGCGTAATTAATTGTTTTCCAATTAATTACGCTTAAATTCTTTAAAATTAAGTTCCAAATATGTTCCGCTTCTTTGTGGGAGCTGGGCATATAAAAAAATGGACAACAAAAACAAAAGTACTTCTAAGAGAATAGTTTTTGTGGATTACAAGCCCGCAGAACTAAGAGCTAACAAAGTGTGGTATATCGAGTATTATGCCAAAAATCCCCTTACTGAAAAATTAGAAAGATTTAAAAAGCGAGTGCCCTCGATGAAGTCGCAACGAGAGCGGGAGAAATACGCTAAAAAGATGGTGCAGGCTATTAATCAGAAGTTAGAGACTGGTTGGTCGCCTTTCTATGAAAATCCAAGCAACCAATATAAATCTTTAGAAGATAGTTTTTCTTTATTCCTCAAGCAGTTAGAAAAAGAAGTAAAAGACGGCATAAAACGCCCTGACACTTTGCGCTCGTGGAAGTCTTTTTTTAGTAATATCAGTGCCTATATAAATGAAAAACATTTAGATATAAAGTTCGTCCTAAATATAGATTTCCTATTTGTAAATAATTTCCTTGATTATATCTATTACGATAAGAGAAATAGCCCACGAACCTATAATAACTACCTCGCCTATATGAAAGGCTTTTTTGAGTGGGCAAAGCTCAAAGGATATGCCAAGCAAAACCCAGCAGAGGGCATAAAATCAAAGCCAAAAGTACAAAAAAAGCGTGAGCCCCTCACAGCAGAAGTAAAGAAATGTATTAAGGAGCTAAGAGATAAAGATTTTCATTTCTTTACCTGTTGTATGCTGACTTACTTTTGCCTTATACGTCGTACCGAACTAACGAAATTAAAAGTCAGTGATGTACGCCTTTCTGAAAGCCGTATTATATTGGACGGCTCAATTACCAAAAACCGCAAAACTGATAGTGTAACTATTCCTGACGTATTCCTACCTATCCTGACGCAACACTTGGCAACAGCCAATAATAGTGATTACCTTTTTGGCAAGGACTTTAAACCTGGTAAGGTACAGCTTAATCCTAAGAAGATTTCAGATACTTGGATAAAGTACCGTAAGAAATACAAGTTTGACAGTAAATTTCAGTTTTATTCTCTCAAGGATACAGGGATAATGGATTTGCTCAATAGTGGTATTCCCTCGATAAAAGTTCGAGACCAGGCACGCCACTATGATATAAAACAAACCGAAGCCTACACCACCCGAAACCTAATTGCAGATGATACAATTAAGGGGGCAAAGTTTGATTTTTAAGCTGATTAACATAAAAGTTAATTTTAACATTTACGGTGTACGTGTGTGCGTGTTTGTGTGTGTGAGCTCTCCAGAGTGGGTATTTTTTTGTATCGTTTGTACCGTTAGGCTTTTTTTCGTTTTATATAATTAAAAATCAATTGTTTATGTTCTGTACAAACGCCGATACAAACCGAAAAACACGAAAAATTTTTGTACCGCAACCCTCTAATTTTTGTACCGCCAGCTGTTTTTTGTACCGTTTTTCCTCAAAATGCGACTTTTTCGTATAGGAACAAAAAGTCTATTTGTTATAAAATATTTAATGAATGTTAATTATAAAAAGGCTCAAAAACGAAAATTTTCGTTTTTATAGGATATAAAAAAGGTTGTAACATCATTGTTACAACCTGTATTTATGGCTTTCGGAAAGTCTTAGGTTTCCTTATTGCAAAGGTACAATTTTTATACTATCCCACAAGTGAGAAAAAGGAATAAAAACACCAACCGAAAATATAATAACGAGTTTCGGTATATTGTAGCTCTCCAGCCATGTCTAAGTGGTAAAATATCTTTGTTCTCATCATTTAGTTTTTAAAGGTACAACACAAAATTCACCACCTGCTAAGGCGTTTAGAAGGTCTTCCTTGGAAGGGAAAAGCTCTTTTTCATCAACATTAAAGGCTGAAAAAAACTTATCTCTAACCAAATAACGAGTTTCAAAATGATATTCAGTTCCTCGTTCACTTACTGTTAGGTATATTTCCTTTATATCAACTTCTTCTATTACTCCCAACTGTGCTAAAAACACACGTTGTCCTACAAAATATAATGTTCTTATGTCCATAGCTTTACACATTTTTAGGGTTTAACATTGCTTCCAAAACAGCCTTATCAGCCGAGACTTTTTCACTCTTGATTCCGACACCATTACAACCTGTTATGAAATATACGCAATCATTCATCGCTTCTAAAGCCCGACTTACGCCGTCTTCTTCCATAGGTAAAGGTCTATCATATTTAGATATGTAGTTATGGAAAATAGTTACATATTTTATCCTGTACACAACACCTTTTTTGATTTTCTTTCCTTGAATATAGAATACCTCATCGTCTATATCAAAACGGGTTCCCGCTTCTATCTTTCCTATTTTACTGATTTTCATATCTTACCATTTAAAATACAATACTCTAAATCTTTCCTGCAAGAGAATACGAGATTTTCAGGAATAAGATACTCTTCCCAATCAAATCTGTATTTTACTTCAAATCTTGTAGGACCTTCAAATTCATTAGAGCAGATATTTTTACGGTTTCTATGGCAAATAATCTCCATACCTATAACTACTTTTTCTCTAATTCCATATTGAGACAAATAACATACTTTGTCCCCAATTTCAAATTTAGTTCTGATTTCCATAGCTTTACAATTTTTGATTAGTTGAACAGGAATTAATTACTTCTTTCAAAATACCCTTGTTGGTGGCTATTTGTATAAGGAGCTCCCTCTTTTGGCATAGGAGGGAAAAAAGGTGATAGGTTTCAAAAATTTGGTCGCAATCTATGCCGAATTTTGATAGAAAAAAATGATTTTGGCAGTAGAAATTAAACAATTCGTTTAATGCTCTTTGGTGTCCGTCCTCAAGAGGAGAAAAAAGAAATTCGTGAATGCATACCTGTTCGTTAGAATGGTCTAACTCGTTTTTCTCTCTTAGCTGGGCAATTTCCGATGAACTGATAAATACTTCTTTCATAGCTACTAATTTTCTAAGGTTAAATAAGGGTCAATGACTTCTGCGAAGGTATTAAGGTTAGGAATTGTTTCTTCTAACTCTTCGTAGATTTCCTCTGGGTATTTCAGTAGGATAAGGGCTATTTCGTAATTGAGTTTTCGTAGCATTTTGGCGAATGCCTTAGTACTAATTTCCTTAGAAAAGAAAGCATTTACGGCTTCCACATCAAAGCAGTAGGAGTTGTGAGAAGTGTTACAGGCATTACTGTTATTCGTGCCTGTGGTTGTTTGTCCTTGTGTTTGCATATAGGTACAAAAAATCCGTGAGTGGGTGTTGCAAACACAAGGGCTTACGCTCATTGCTGTATAGCATTACTACTATACTACACCTTCACGGATATATTATTAAATATTTAGTCGCAACTTTAAACAAGTGTTGCCCTTGTGTTTGCGTTGCAAAGGTACAACTATTTTCCGAACTACAAAATATTTTTAGAAGAAAAACAAAATT